TGTTTATTATAGCATCTATATTGTAGCCTTCAAAGTTTTTTGACTTAACTGAAGAAATAATTTCTGCATCCAAATCTTTAAGTTGTGTACCAATTTCTGCCAAAGCACCTTCTTCAACTTGCCTGGCCGCTTTCTTAACCTTGTTCTGTGCAAGGTCTCTAACATACACACTAGGCAAACAGGCTACATAACCAAATTGATTCTGCTTGACTAAGTCTCCGTTAAGGATGCTATTGATGCTAGTTTGGAAATCGTTCTCGCCTTCGATAGCCGCAAATAATAGTCGCTTGAAATACTTTTGGATTTCTTCTGCAAGTGCAACATCTTCAGGCAACACTCGCAACGGCATTGGAGCATCTTTTGGATCCGCAGTCCAAATTGCTGGCTCAAGTGTGCAGAGCATCTGTATCTTATTAGTGTGTTTGAGATACATGAACGCACCATCTTCCGAATATACTGGCGCTTCCTCTTTAATATATGTGCCGTTAATCCGTTGGGCCGCACAGGCTAGCTCTAGGACTTGCTGTGTGGGGAACTCTTTTTTGGACATTGCTCGCTCGCTACATGAGTTAATATACTTTGTATTTTACACGAATACCGCATCTGTGTCAATCTTTTGTAGACGTATATAAACTTTTTTAGCAAGTCTTTTGAGCAAAGGATGATCTATATCACCAAATTGCCCAAAGTATGCCGCTAGGTTTGGGCTAACATACTGCTCGTTAAATTTCAATCTAGCGAGAGCCGATATCCTGCTCATATATCGTAAGGCTCTATATTTTCCTAAAGTGCGACAAAGTTCTATTGCTATGCTCAAAGCATAAGCATCAAGCTCGTCATCTTCTGCTAGATAATCTTTGTAAGGAGATTGAACGTTTTCAGCATATACGTGGTATTTGCGTTTTATACTTTGTCGTTGGTGTTTGTATTCATGTACAGTAGCATCAAAGATTTGTATTAAAAAATCAGTAGTATGCTTTTTATCCCATACTGCGGTTTTTTCAAAATTATGATGTACTACTACTTCGATTGGAATTTCTTTATTTTGATCATCTTCTGCATCGTAATATGCATTGACATAAAATTCCTCGGGCCCTAATCGTTTATCTCTATCGGATTTTATTTTAAGATAAAAACCACGTTCACGAAACTCCCTGCGTAACATGGTTAACAAGTTTTGAAAACTTACCCCGTGTTTGCTGTTATGTCTAACTTGATTGCAAACAGAAGATACCGTTTCCATTACTGTGTTCATTTTATAACCTATATGTTACACGACCTTTTGATAAATCATAAGTGCTCATTTCCACTCTGACATTATCGCCCAAAATAATTTTAATTTTATGTTGCTTTAGCCTGCCACCTAAGTAGGCTAATATAATATGCTGGTTATCATCTAACTGTACCCTATACATATTACCAGGTAATACTTCAGTGACCTTGCCGGTCATCTCTAACAGATCATCTTTACTCATGCTTTACTAATTATCATTTTTCCATCTTCCACTTGAATGTTAAGTGTCGTGCCTTCAACCCATCCCTGGGCTTCACAAATTTCTGGAGGAAGTTTCATAATAACATTATCTGGATCTCCAGGAATATCTTCAAATAATTCTTCGGCTGTAAATGTTAATGTTGTCATTTGTTCCCAATTATCATAAATCTTTTATATAGTGGCAATTGTAGTTCACCTTGCCACAGAACTTGTATTTTACATTGTTTTGCAAATTCGTCAACTGACTCGGCAAGCCTGACATGCTCGGCTATATTATAATTATTACTTTGCAATACCAGCAACTGATTATCTTGGCGTTTACTCAACCATACGTCATATTGTTCTTGCGTTATATGTTCGCAACTAGTGTTGATTACAATATCGACAAACGATATTAAATTACACATGTCTCCGGTACTGGCTTGGAACCTGCCTTGCATCTCTTCGCCTTTGTTCATCATAGTGGCTATAGGCTCACATGTCGGATCGATGTCAAGGCTATAAATGCGTTTGATAGGAATCTTACTTTGAAACAACATGCTGGCCAGCACACCAACCCAGCCTCCGTGTATTTCAATACTTACCGGATCATCCTTAACTGAACATTGCATACTTAATGCTTCAATCAACCATTCTTTGCTTTTAAGTTGACCTGACCAGAAAGCATCCATAGTACGCATGGGATCTGGACTTTGTCGAATGGCCTGCATCCAGTAGTGTAAATGTTCTAAATCAATCTTCATCATCGGTCCACGGGACTGGTCTCCAGCCTAAACGATTTAAATCTAATTCAACTTCTTCGGTAACAGTACCTTCAGGAACGTAATTAGTACCATCAGCACCAGTTAGGCCGTTGCCCAATTCTTCATTACCAATGCCCGAGCAATACCAATCAATGTAGTCACCCTGTTCACGCATGTCAGCAACAATCCCGCCAGCATGGCGCCAACTGGCTGACCATACTTCGCCCTTCATTTCTTGCCAAAATTCTCTACTTTGCCAAGTCATGTTACACATAGCCGCATACAAGTTTTGAGCATAAGCATCGCTAGCTTTGGCTTTATCGCAAAGTTCTTTACTGCTACGGAGATCATACTCCATATTGTGCTCCTGCCACTTAGGATCGTTAATCTTATTGGCTTCGTCAATCTTGATTTGATCCCACCAGTCGAGGTAATCTTGATTGGGCTCTTCGCCAGCTTCTTCCGCCCGCTGGATTGCGCCTTCTCTTTGGAAGGTATTACGTTGAGGACTGCTTGCTACTTTTTTCATTAATGCCATTTACCTTGGAAACAATGCAATACTTCGTGTGCCAGTGATTCTGGCAAAGTATCTCGTGCTGTAATAATCAAACAAGTATTCTTAGTCCAAAAGCTACAAGCTCTGCTAGGATATTGATAAGCAGGTTCGCCCCACTTTTGTCTTTCTGCGTTACATGCCGCAGTTACGTTATCAGAATATCGCCAAGTGATTGTAGTGCTAGTAGTAAAATTCTTACTAGGATTGATGATACCCATTTCCTGAGCAAATGCTACATTGGAAATCAACGCTAAAATTAAAAATACTTTTTTCATAAAATGCCTTTCAGTGCCTGTGTGTTAAAATGGTGTAGACGGTAGGATTCGAACCTACAAAGCATGACTAAGTCACAAGCCTTTTCCCTCCGTTCAGTTGGGGGTCAACTTACTAGGAGGAGGTATACCATGTTCCACTCACGTCTACCATGTAAGTATACTATCGTTTGGCTAACGTGTCAATTATTTTTGAGCTCATACTGCATAACATTAAATACTGCCAGTATGAACTTTAGCCAAATTCCTTTTCAAAACATCGTTAGTTTTGGACAACAAACAATGCTCGATTCAAACTTATTTAACGTAAGTTGGATTTTAGGCAGGTTTTGTAACTATAACTGTAGTTATTGTTGGCCATATGCCCGCAGTGACAAATTGGATTATCAATCATTCGATGTTTACAAGTCTACAATAGATGAAATCAAACGTCAAGCAAGAGCTAATGGTTTTGATAAATTTCACTGGAGTTTTAGTGGAGGCGAACCTACAGCATATAAACAATTACCAGATTTGGTAAAACACCTTGACGAACTCGAAAGTAGTTACCAAAGTATACACATGACTACTAATCTAAGTCCAGGAAGCAAATGGTGGAACACTTGGTGTAATAATACTTCTTTATTACAACGCAGAAGTATTACTGCCAGCTTTCACGATGAGTTTGCCAAAGAGCAAGAGTTTGGCGACAAGTGCTTACAGTTACAATATGAGCTAGTCCACGTTACAGTTAATCAAGTTATGGTTCCGGAAAAGTTTTTTGAAACGCTGGAACGCTGTGAGCGTTTACGCAAACGCGGCATCAACGTAACTCTTAAACCACAAAGTAATGATACTGCTACTGCTATTGTAGAAGGCTATACCCCTGAAATGATTAAGATCATGCAGGATGAATATGAACAACAGGAACAATTCCAAATACGTTTAACGGATGGCGATAAAGATTATTACATAGACCAAGCAGAACGATTCAATGCTTTAGGGTTTAATAAATTCCAAGGCTGGGGTTGCAATGCGGGCTATCAGAGTGTTATAATAAGAGGTACTGAAGTTAAACGTGCTTACAGTTGTAAGGAAAATAATCTAGGGAATATCCTTACTGGTTTTGAATTATTTAAAGAACCTAAAATATGCGTTACTCCAATATGTGTAAGTAGTGCTGATAGTAAGATCCCTAAGAGGAAAATGTAATGTCAGCAGTTAAACCTGGAATGATTGGTGTATTTGGCCAAACTCATTTTGAACTAGAACATCTTGTTGACTTAACAACATTTGATGCTATTCAACTTGATATTTTAAAAGGCATGGCCCTGTCTAAAAAATTAACCATACGTGGACAATTTAGAAATCCAATTGTTGATGAACAGCGTAGCTATGTGTTTGACAAAGTTAAACCAATGTTCCACGCATACGAAGAATTTATGGCATTACCTGACACTGACCCTGTGAAGCAAACAGGATTAGAAATCCGCGACCAAGACAATCATGCATTTGTTGAATTTATGAAATTTGCGTATGGTGCTCACGACCACTATACTGTTTATAATTTTTGGGACGGAGTACCGGGTTGGAAGGCTGATCCTAAAAAGCGTCCACCGAACGACATAGCAGAATACTTTCCATCATTACTAACATGGATAGAAAGTTTAATAACTGCTGGAATTTTTACACACGTTGGTCGTGCTTACATTGTTTCAGTAGACTCATTTGGAATTTCGTTTGAGCATAGAGACAACCAAGCAGACCCTCAGTCGGATACTGATTCAGAATTTATACATGTTAGACTTAATACCAAACGTCCCTTCTATGTATACAATGCAGAAACCAAAGAACGATTTTATATAGAATCACGAGTAGGGTGGTGGAATGATAAAGATACACACGGTGGAGATCCTATTGCTGAACCTGCATACGCAGTTCGCATCGATGGTGTGTTCACGGAAGCATTTAGAAATAAAATAAAAAATGAAGCTATCTCCCATTGATGCTAACTTGATGGAACAGATACCAACGCTGGCCAGCAGTATAAAAAACGGCTGGGATGGTTTAATTCCGTGGAACAGTATAGAGACCCCAACATTAAAATTATGGAAGCATGATTCTATTGAGTCCTTGGAAGATATGTTTGTCCGTGAAATGTCTAAACACTACGATAACCCTATACCAGGTGTATATCAAGTAAGGACATTATTTGAACAAGAGCAATCTATGTTAGCAATTAAAAACAAATTAACTTCTTACAAAATGGAAGATGTTAGTTATAACATAAACAAGTATGGATTGCGTGGTAATTTTGATCTTGCAAGTACAGGCAAGTCTATTGCGTTCTTTGGATGTAGTATTACTTTTGGAGTAGGCACGGCAGAAGAAGATTGTTTTACTTCATTAATTGGTAAAGAGCTAGGTTCTACAGTTTATAATTTTGGAGTACCTGCTGGAAGTTTTAGTAAATCTGTAAGACACTTTCATTTAGTATCTCAGTACAAGACTTTTGACTATGTGGTATTTTTAATGCCGCAAGTAGGAAGAATAGAACGCCCACTAGTAAACGGTAGTTCCGCAAGTGTAGAAAACATTGCACCAGCGCAAGGCGCCGACGAGGAATATAGGAAACAATTATATAGCGTGTTAGACGACACATTTTTAGAATACGAAGATTTAAAAAATATCGTATTGTGTGTTAACATTGCCAAGCAGTCTAATACTAAGATTTATTTTTCTAGTTGGAGTCCTGGAACATACAACTTGTTATACAATTTTTTAGGATCAGATTCTAAAATGTTATTGCCGTTTTTCTATGCACACAACGATGCTGAAAAATCTACATATGGTAGAGACGGTTCCCATCCTGGCCCAATAGGTCATTATGATTTTTATAAAAGGGCTATGGAGTACATAAATGTTTAAGTTTAATGAACTAAAGCAAATACATCTAGAGATTACCAACAACTGCCAAGCCAGTTGTCCTATGTGTAGTCGTAATCATCACGGCGGTGTTGACAACCCTTTGATTAAAATTAATAACTGGACACTTGATCACTTTAAACACACAATAAATTACGAAGTACTGGATCAAGTCAATGCTTTATACTTCTGCGGCAATTTTGGAGATCCGTTACTTAACAACGATTTAATAGAAATGATTGAATACGCTGTTGCTTATAATCCTAATGTTGAAATTAGAATACACACAAACGGCAGTCTTAGAAATAGCCAGTGGTGGGAACGTCTTGCTCGCGCTATGCCCGCTAATCATGTTGTAGTGTTTGCTATAGACGGGCTTGACGAAACTCATAGTTTGTATCGCATTGGCACAGACTACAATCAAATATTGCGTAACGCATCTGCATACATTAAAGCAGGCGGCATAGCAGAGTGGGCGTTTATTAGATTTAAACATAATGCTCATGAAGTTGATACTGCAAAGTCTATTGCTAGCGAAATCGGATTCCAACGTTTTGTCATGAAAGACAGCAGTAGATTTGTGCTAGACAACAAGTTTCCTGTACTTGATAAAGCGGGCGAAATAACGCACTATCTTGAACCAGCTAATGAAAGTAAGATTGTCTTCATAGACCGCAAAGTGCTTGATAACTACAAACAAATAGTTGCCGCTAGTACAATTGATTGCTATGCACAAAAGAATAGAGAAATTTACATAGACGCATTTGGCAGAGTGTTTCCATGTTGTTGGCTAGCCAGTACTCCATATAACTATACTGAAAACGGGTCTATGATTCTAGAAGTTCGCCAAGTAATGATTGATCAATACAACAGCATGATAGACGACTTTGGTGGCATTGATAATATTGACACACAATATCATAGTATTAAATCTATTATAGACTCTGATACGTATCAAACAGTTTGGGATAGATATTGGTCCGATCCTAAGATGGTAACTTGTGCAAGAGCTTGCGGAATTAATTCGCTGAGTAAACCTATTGATCAGTTTACTGAAAGAGAAAGTTTATGATTGAAACAACTGCTATTAGAAATACAAACAACGAATCCTTTTCCGTTGTCTGGGACACTGGAAGAAGATGCAACTATGATTGTTCGTACTGCGAATCTTCACGTCACAACAACACTAGTAATTTTAAAAGCCTAGACGAATTTAAAAAGACTTTTGATTTTATACAATCGTGGGCTAACTTGTATAACTCTAAACGTAAACAAGATACGCATACCAATATTAATTTTACAGGCGGCGAGCCTACGGCCAATCCTAATTTTTGGGACTTGTTAGACTACATTAAATCACAGCCTGAGTTTTATTACTTAGGGTTGACTACTAATGGCGCTTGGGGAGAGAACTATTCTAAAAAGATAGTTGAGATGATTAACCATGTAACTATAAGTTATCACGCAGAAGCTGATCCTAAATTAAAAGAACGTGCTGTAAAGAACATTTTAATGCTGTCTGAAACAAAGATACATTTACAAGTTAATGTAATGTTGCATGCCGATCACTGGGAAGAAACTGTAGGTGTGTACAATCAGTTAAAAGCAAAGGGTATTGATGTTAAACCAAGACCAATTGGCGATGGAGTAGTTACACGCAAGGGATGGTTCATTGATGCAGACGGAACCAATCGTAGAACTAGTCATGAATACACAGAAGAACAACAGTCCTGGTTCTGGAATGAAATGGGACTACAAGGCAAACCCAAAGCGGCCGCGGAAGGAAATCAAATAGGCCGTGCGTGTTGTGGCGGCAGATGCTTAGAAGGTAAAGTTGATGGAGAGTGGCAAACTATCAAGTTAGTCAATACTAATTTTGAAAAATGGAATTGCCTAGTTGATTGGTATTTCTTATATGTTGACCAAGAAACAAATTTAGTATACCATCATCAAACTTGTCAAGCACTGTACGATGAAAAAAGGGGACCTATTGGCAATCTAGACGACAGCGCACAGTTACTTGAAGATTTAAAATTACGCCTTGGAGATAAAGATAAATTTATAGTATGCCCGAACAAACGTTGTGGGTGCGGTATGTGTATACCAAAAGCAAAAGATTTTAACGACTTTATCAAAATTAAGGAATCTATAGTAGCATGAAACACGTAATGTTTTTCTCGTTAACTGGCAAGCGTTGGGAAAGAGCCTTATGGCCGCATCGTGTGGCCACGTTTCTACGCATGAACGACTGGGATGCCGAAGTTGTAGATTTCACAGCATTTTGGAAACTAGAAGAACTACAAGAACTAGTACGTTCACGTATATCTACAGATACAGTTATGTTTTGTTTTGGTACTGCATTTTTAAATCCGTGGAGTCCTTACCTTAATGAATTCATTGCATGGCTTAAAACATCATATCCTACTATACCAGTTGTAGTTGGCGGTAACAATGCCTTAGTTACTCCCGCCGAGGGTGTTGACTACTGGGTAGATAGTTACGGAGAGAATGCCATACTAGCATTGTGTAAACATCTTGTAGGCACACTAGGTGCACCACTAATGACTGATCCAGCTTTTTTTGGAAGTAAGAAAGTTATTAGAGGATTAACACATTATCCGAGTGCGCCTTTAGACACATATCTAGTAGACTACGAAGCCCGCGACTTTATGATGCCTTATGAATGTCCACAAATTGAAACAGCACGTGGTTGTATGTTTAATTGTAGCTATTGTAATTTTCCTTTGCTTGGGCAAAGTAAAGATGTTAGTGTAAGCAAAGAAGAATTCAAACTGCAAATGCAAACAGGTTACGAAAAGTGGGGCATCAAGAACTGGCGTGTGATGGACGAAACATTTAATGACCGTCCAGAGAAGTTACAAAAATATGCAGAAGCCGTAGATGAACTAGGATACAATCCTTGGATATGTGGATTTGCTCGCGGCGATTTAGTTGTTAAGCACAAAGAACATTGGGACACTTATATTAGATTAGGTTTCCTTGGACATAGCATGGGCATTGA